GCTCACGTCGGCCACGAGCTTCTCGACACCGCGCGTGACCTTCTCGGCCGCGATCCGCATGCGCTCGTCAAGCTCCCTGAAGTTCAGTGTCGCCATCCTCATCCTCATCCACGAAGTTGGGCCGATGCTCAGCGTACTCGCGAAGCGCCTCAAACTCAGCCTGGTGGTCCAGCAGCCACTTGTACAGGGCTGGCCGGTCCATCTCAGGCTTGCTCTCGATGATAACCGATTCCGCGTACACGCGGGCGAGCAAGTCTAGCTGCTTCTCCTCGGAGATCCGCTCCAGCTGGATGGCGACCACGTAAGGCCGGATGAGGGCCTCACTGGCTGCCGCGAACAGGGGGTTGAGGTCCACGAAGGCCGGCCCGATCTCGAAGGTCACGCCAGCGTCCGGCAGCTCAGCGATCAGCGTCGTCATGTTGTGGAGCATCACGCCTCCCCTGCGGCAATCATCTGCTTGATCCGCTTCCGCATCGCCGACATGTCCTTGGAGTCGCCGACCGTCGCAGCGTCGCCGCTGTTCTCACCGCCGATGCTCCCGATGAATGAGTTCATGCTTGCTGCCTTCGTGCCCTTGCTTCCGAGCATCACCGTGAGCACGTCCGCAACACCAGCCTGGTTGCCCAGGGCGGCAATGATGCGATCCTCAACCTGGGCCTTGCGCTCCACGTCGATGTACGCGATGAATTGCTCATCGGTCAACGTGTGCCTCAGGGTGTCTGGGTCGGTGCCCCATCTTCGGGCGAGGAAGGCGAGGCCGGCGAATTCAGCTGCGTGGGCTTCAGCGACTGTGAGGGGCTTTGCTGGCTTGCCGTCTTGTGCTGGTTTGCCTGTTCGACCTTGAGCTGCTCCGCTCCCTGAATCAGCAGCGGCATGAACAGGCTCAGTGCTTTTCCCCCGAGCCCGCCGCCGGAGTCCGTCACGATGTTGTGTTCCCAGATCGCCTGGACCATGATCGGGAGATCCTCCCACAGCAGGTCATCGAAGCCCACGCCATCGGGCAGCTTGACGCACATGCGGCAGATCTCCACCAGCTCATCCTCGGCGAAGGCGAACAGGTCAGCGATGCCGGACACCACAGCGCCGTCTGCCGACCGCTTGCCAACCTGCTCAAGGAGGCCCACAAGACGTGGCTTGACATCGGCGCGAACGGCCATGGTCCATTTGGGGACACGCGCCTTGACAGCGCCGTCACTCAGTTCGATCACTTTTGCTTGGGGGTGTGCGAGATTCGCAGTCATTCTGTGGTTTGCTCTCCATCAGGGGGCCGAGCGTGAGTGCCCGACCCCCTGAGGATAGCTGATCTCGAAGCCTACGCGCCGGCTTCGGTCTCCGAGCTGAGCGCCAACGTGCCGAAGCGACTGGTGCCGCCCGCATCGTTGATGTTCATCTGCATGGTCGCCTTTGCGAAGTCATCCGCGCCGAAGGTGAGATCATCGGCCGTGATTCGGATGGTTGCGCTGGGCACATTCCAGACGAAGTTGATGCCCGTGTCGGGCAGATGGAGAATCTGCGCCGATCCCTCGAAGGTGGTCTGCGTGAACGGCTGCATGTCCGTGCTCGCGCGCCGGTTGTACGTGTACGCCACGTTGACCGGAGCCTGCCCACCCGTGAGCCGGAAGGGGCTGTCGTCCGCACCCTCATGGAGGAAGCGAATGCGGCCCAGGACCGGATCGAACACGAAGTCATTGTCAGCAGAGGCCGGGAGCCCGCCGTTGACGATGTCGCCCGACGTGGTGTTGAAGCTCGGCGTGTACGTGGCCACGATGGCCGCGCCGCTTGCCGGGATCTCCGAAGCGCCGAAGGTGATCGCACCCGAGCCCGTCGTGGTGCTGTCCTCTTCGCCGACCTCGATGGCGATCTGGTTTGCGGTGGGCGTGCTGCCCGCCACCAGCTTGGCCGACTCATCGACGCCACCAACCAGGAATTCGGTGACGTCACCGATTACCTTGATCTTCTGATCGAGGCTGTAGTCACCCTGCGTGCCGCCCGAAGCGCCATCGCCCGAGCCGACCGCTTCCGAGGTGATCGTCTGGAACGTGACCTCAACGCTCGACTCCGTGATGTCGCCGTGCGTGAGATCGAGGAACGTGTCGAACTCATTGCTGGCCGGCATCGTCACGTCGGTGTTGCCCGCCGCAGCCGCATCCGCCGTGGTCACCGCCAGCGACTCAGCGCCGAAGATGTACTGCGCCACGTTGGACTTGAAGTTGAACAGCTCGAACACCATGCTCACAGCGAGCTTCGAGATGATCTCACGATCAACCGTCAGCGTGCCTGCGTCGCCGCGTTCAAGCGCCAGCGTCTCCACTTCCTTCTGAAGCGCCTCACTGGAAAGAATGCCCAGGGGCACCGCCGTTGAGCTCCCGCTCGGAGTGAACATCACCACCGAGAATCCGAGGAGCAGATTGTCACGAGTGAACGTATCACTCGGCCGTGTCATAACCGGCATGTGTCACCTCCTGCGGAGCAGCTATGCTGCCCTGTCCGTAATATACACCCAATCAGCTGAAAGCGAAAGCTGGAACCATGTCCCATCGGGACCGATCTCAACAGGCGCGCTGATGTTGCTCAGCATCGCGTACGTCGCTCCGCTGTTTTCAAGCCACAGCAATGCGCTGTCGGCCAAATCGTACGCGCGATCCGTTGAGGAACCCTCGCGCACATAAACTTCGATGGTGATCTTGCCCGAGCGATGCCACTGCGTGCGGGCCACGCTGTTGCTGAACCGCTGCTGGCCTTCCTCCTCGGTGCCGGCGATGAAGAGCCGCACCCATGCGGCGTCCAGATCCTCGCCCGCGCTCTCGGGATCGAAGGGCAGATTGGGGTAGGCAACCGGCACCGTCGGGTGGGTGGCCGTCCAGAAGGTCTCAAACGAGCCCAGCAGATCATCTCGGAATGCCTTGGGCGTCACGTCGCTCACAGCTTCACCTCAAGATCGTAGTACAGAAGCGTGTCCCCAGGCTTGACCGGCTTCGAGCTGAGCACCTCGAAGGTGCGCGAGCCGTCATCCACCTTCCAATCGCGCCCCATCTCCTCAGGAAGCGTGCTCAGAGCCTGGACGATCACGCGGGTTGTCTTCTGCTCCACGTTGCTGAGCCCGACTCCAACACCTGCCGTCACGGCATCAAACGCCTTACGCTTGCTGTTCAGGAACACGCCCACGGCGCTGATCGCCTGGGTGTCGATGTCCGCAGACGCCGGCTCAGCCCAGGGCTTCGCCGGATCCGCAGCTGTTCGCGAGTTGCGGCGCAACGTGATCGGCCGACCGAAGTCAGTGATCAGCGTGTCCGCAACCGCGAGCAGTCCTGAATAGTCAAACGCCAAGGTGGATCACTCCTCGCCCGTAGGCTCGGGGCCATCGGCCTCCATGACCGCTTCAGCCGTGATCTGCTCGATCAGCGCAGCCTGCTCGGCCTGAGCAATCTCCTCGGGCGTCTTGATGTCAACCACGGGGGTGCCCACGCCGATCGCCTGAGTGGGCTCAAATTCGGCAAGCTCGATGCGATTGGACTGCCAGAACCGCTTGAGCTTGGTGCGTCCCATCTGATCGGTGACATCCTGAGGCAGGACCTCACCCGCCGCGTACTCCGTACCAAACAGGTGGAGCCGCTTGCGTGCGATGAACGCCGCATTGGGATCAAACTGCTGTTTCCAGTGCCGCAGGCTCCGTACCTTGCGGCCAGTGGGCTTGTTGCCCTTCGATTTGCGAGCTGCCATTGCGGCCTCCTTGGTCAAACGTGAGAATCAATCGTCAACATGGTTGGCGATGGTAAACGTGGGGCCTGAGTCTGCTCGGAATCTGTACATCAAACATCCTCAGCCTCGTTGCGAGGCAAGGGAGGGTGGGCGGCCACCCCTCCGTGACCGCCCACCAAACCATTGCTACTACGAATCAGGGCTCAACAGCGACGTCAAGAATGTCGTTGAAGAAGTAGCCCAGATCGGCGCTGACCAGCTTCTGGTCAAACGCCATCTCGATCTCGACCCGATCGGACGCCTCGGGCTCCATGCGGAACCGCTTGATGCGGGATCCCGCCGTGGTCGCACCGAGATGACCCGTCCAGCTGAACGTGTAGCCAGCCGAGGGGGTCATGAGGCCAGGATTGGCCGGGCGATAGCTCAGCAGGGCGTGATCGCCACCGATGAACGAGTGGGCGTTGGCCGCCCCCTTGTTCGCGGTGTTCTGGATCGCGTCCATCACGAGGATCTCATCGACCTCGAAGAGCGCCGCCAGGCGAGCCTTGTTGACCATCGCAGGTCCACCAGGCGTCTGACCAGCATCGAGCCGTCCGACAATGTCCGGGTGATCGAGCAGCCGGTCAAAGACCGCGCGCGAGCACGTGAGGACGTTGGGCCGGAAGCCCGAGATCTGCTGAACAAATCGCTTGCCCTCGCGGACATCCTCGATGGGCGTGGACGAATCCGAGGCCCAACCGAGCAGCTTGTTGTTCGTGTCCGTTCCGTCCGTCGGATCGAACGCACCCGAGCGTGCCGCAGCGCCATCCGCCGCGAACGTCCAGATGGCACCAGGGATGCTCGAAGCGAAGTAGGTGCTGGTGAACAGAACCTCTCGCTTGATGAGCGCCTTGGTGGTGACGTAGTCAACGGCTTCCCGCTCCAGATTGATGGAGGGGTCGGCGTTGTTCCGCACCTGGTCGTGGATGTCCTTGTGGTAGGCCCACACATCCGCACTGTAGTTGTCCGTGCCGATGGTGTATCCGCCACCTGCGGACTGCGTGCCAGGGGCGCGCTTTTCCATCTCGTCACGGTTGAATTCGCCGCGATCGTACGTGTAGTACTCATCGCTGCGGTTCACAACGGGGATGTTGGGGAACACCTTGTCCGCCACGAACATGTCCTGGTCCTGAGTGAACGCAAGACTGAGGTTGGTGAGGGGTCGATCGACATGAACGTCGCCCCGACCCGGCTGAATGAACGGCATTTGGAAACCCTCCTAAGTGCCTGAGGTCAAGTCTCAGCTTACGCTGCGAATCGACGCTGGATGTTGAGAACCATGGGCACCAGGTCGCCGGAGTCGCCGCCCTCAAGCAGCACTCCACCGATGATGTCGCCCGCACCCGCCGACGCGACCGCCAC